GTGATAGCAATGATAGGGTAATCTATAGTTTCTTTACCTATATTCAAAGGTTCTTCTAATTCTAATGCAAAGGTACGTTTTAAATCTTCTTTGGTAGTTTCTGCTACCGCAAATGCTCTGGCAGTACCCTGTTCTACTCGCATACGACATAAATTTGCCGCCATTTCATCATAGTTCTCCACACCTCTTTTTTTAAGGACTGGCATAGTTGCTACAATACACTGTTCATACTCGTATTCTTCGCTCATTCTTTTCTGTCTCCTGTTAGATTTCTGTTTTCTGTACGTGCTGATTCTTCGGATTTATCTTCATCCTTGCCACCAGATATATTAGCATTTTCAGCAGTTTCCTGCTGTTCTACTATTCCTTCTGGGTTCAGTCCACGTTCTAATCTTACTTCACTAGGTGACAGAACACCCTCTGAGAGATATATCATATCCGTCTTAGCTTTAGCAAATGCGTCTGCTACGTTTATTTGACGGAATGAAAATTTAGCTTTGCCAGATTCTAATTGAGGCATAAGTTGTGAATTTAAAGAAGCTTCTACAGCTGCTTGTAAATGTTTAACATAAGGTTCGAATATAGGTCTAGCTTGTTCAGGCTTTTCCCACATAGTTATAGGTACTTTTAATGATATGTGTATTTTTTTAAGTATATCATCTGTATATTTACCATATTCAAAAGCTCGCTGTGTACCTTGTAGTTCTTTAATAGTTATATCATTACCGTGAATAATATCTTCACCGGGTTCTAACGTGTTAAAGGCAGATACGATTTCATTAATCTTATCAGGTCCATAAGGCATATCAGGTAAGCCAGCAGATATGTCAAACCTACTAGTGGCATATTTGTTAAGAGCCGCTCCAATGTCTCGTTCTGCATAATCTTTAAGGTCAACCAAATATAAAATAGGGTGTATATCGCTAAGGCCATAAGCGTAATCATCAAAGGGATTATTCTTATATTCAATAATTTCTTCTTCTTCAAATCTAACATTTTCTGCATCGTCTCCAATATCTTGATAATAGTACATTATCTGTCCTCTTTCATTACGCTGTACATACATATTCTGAGAAGACCTTAAAACTAGGTTATCTCCAGTATATTCTAAATAACCTGTTCCAAATATTCTACCATTGCGCAACCAAGAGTATATAATTTGTTCTAAGTTAATTTCATCAAAAAAGGTTGTGATAGCCTCACGTTCTCCATCATCATCTGTAACAATGTCATAACCGTCCTTCGCTGCATACATACAAGGTAAGTCTATCAGAGTCTTTATAATCGGGTCAGATAAGTATACATTCATATACGTTCTGTTATCACCAATCTGTGGCTCTTTATTAGAACCTCCACCATAATTGAATGCTCCTCTAGGGTTGTTCTGGAGTTTAATGCGTTTAATAACGCCGGCTCCGAAACTTCTAGGTTCGTCATCTTTAAAAGGCGGGTTTGTACCAACTGTTGCGAATTCCCTTTTACGCCAAATGTTTGGCAAATAATCACGTAGAGGCATAGCTATCATTACCTATACTGCAGTGATAGTATATAAAGGTTTCGCTCAAATACCACCGGGCACGTGTTTTCTTAACGCAGGGTTGCCTCTTTTAGAGGTTGAGACACCTGAACTCGACCATCCGGCGGAAGTTTTATTTACCCGTCTCTGTGGATTCACTGAAACGTTGGTAAAGGTACCAGAAGAGGGCAACATTGTTAAGGCTGCATGTAACGCAATAGCTGTACTATCGCAATAATCATCATGTTTTCCTGATGGAGCAGATATCTTTTCTGTTTTATTAGTAGCATCCATTATATATTCTAAATCCACATGCTCTCTATACCATTTATTAACTAGTTTAGCATGATTTGCTGGTAAGTTCGCAGGGTCGGGCACTATAACTTGTCCCTTCTGTAAAAACGAAATCATATCCCTATATATTTGCGTCTTTGTTCCTCTAGGTCCTCCTGTAAAGATAAACGGTAAAAAATGTATACCATTGTTTATACACTCTAAACGCATATCTTGTTCAATCGCCCCACCAATACCAGTAGCATCTATAATAAGTTTATCAGCATTATATCTAATACATATATCAATAATACGTTCACGTTGGAATGGTATATCATGTCCACCTGTTTTAGGACTAATTTCTTCTAGAAATATAAGACTTGCGACATTCTGCGTATCGGACTTATCGGTAGACCAAACGCTAATAACAGTACTATTAACAGATTTACCAATATCCACACCCACAGTACAATTCCCATGACCAGTTCCACTTTCTAGAAACTGTATGGGATGGAAGGTACTTCGGAGTATTTTAGGATTAAAAATATTCGAGACGGATTCAACGAACTCACACTCGTATTCTGTCTTCCAATATATTGAATCTTCTCCCCATTCCATCATCTTTGTAAGCATATCTTCTTCAGTATAGGGCGGGTCATAAGCTCTACCCCTCTTTACGGCATCTTTCCATGTATAATGTAAACGCGAAAAACTTTCAGCATATACCTCGTCGTATAAGTAACGATACATATGGTTTTCTTTACTTTTCGGAGTACCTAAGTTAATAAAAGGTGCTGAATTAGAGATAATACAAGGCTCTACATTATCTATAAACAATTTATCGTCTATTAAAGGACTCTCATCTACAATTAAGAAAGTAGGATGTTGACCTCTTATAGCTTGACCTTGATTTGAAGCTGCGATAGGAGCTCTACGAAGCACCGTTCCTCCCTTCATTGTGATATTAGGCTTATTGTGAAACCTATAATGGTCTACTAAGCCATTTAAAAAAGCATTATCAGCAAAGTGTCTATAAACATAGTTAAAGATAAGTGAAGCTTGGTCCTCAGATGGAGCCAGAATAAATATTAAATCTCTAAATCTCTTAAAGAACATATAGACTGTTGAAGCTACCGAAAGAGCAAAGGATTTGCCTGAGCCTCGTGGAGCCAGAATAGCAAGTTTACGCTGCTTTTCACAATCCCCATCGGGATATGTAAGAGCTTGTACAACTATTTCTTCTTGCATAGGTCTGAGTTTAAGTGGTCTTCTATTTCTATCAATTAAATAAGATTCACAAAAAGCTCTGACTAATAGAGTCATTTTCACATCATCGGTTCTACATTTCTCAAAGATTTCTTCTAATTGAAGAGAATCATGAGCTGCTATACCACTAATCGCTGCGTTCAGTTTCGCTTGTTCGTTCTTTATTGGTATCTTCATCAAATAAGCCCTCCAACACTTTGGAAAAGTTCTTAGTGTTCTTCTCAACTAACGTTGGTACTTCTATGTTTAACGCTCTGAATTCAGTATGTATGTCTTTAACGATTGTATTTCTTTGTCGCAATAACTCTGTTCTAGCGTTAACATCCCGAATACATACAAGAATTTCTTCCCAAAGTATGTCTTCAAGAGCAAGATTGCGAGCCAACAGACGGACAAGCTCTTTATGACGTTCATATTCTGCTTCCCCGACTCGTTGACGTAATCGCTCTTGGTATTTCTCGACGTCCATTAATTGGCTTCGTCAAGTGCTGCCTTAACTTTAGACTTAACTAATACTGCAAGTTCATCGTCTTTTTCATCCCAAGCTGTAATTAATACATTACGAACTAAAGAGTTTTTTACGTGTTTTTGTGCAGCTTCGTCAAGTTTATCAAAGGCTTTCATTTGGACCTTACTTAGATTTTTTTCCAATAGACCCATTAATTCAGCTTCGTTGTTTTTAATATATTTAAAAACTAATCCTTTAACTGCTGGTACCGTATAAGCGACATATGCGCCTAAAGCTAGTACTAATGCAGCTAAACCAGCTAATAATGGTTCGTCCATTAGAGTATCTAATAGTCCTGATTCTTCTACGGTTTCAATAAGAGCGGTAACATTACCGTCATCGCTAGTCTCATTGAGTGCCGTGTTGTTGTTTGTTTCGTTTGCCATGGTTTACACCAATATATATAATGTGGTAGCACTATATAAAGCTTTCGTTGTGTGGCCCATAAGACGCTACTTGCGTAAATATCCTGTGGGTTAGTGGTCTTTCTAGAGCCACATATTACTATATGCGATACTAGTATATAAAGATTACGCTACTTATTGCAACGTAAACACATAACTGTCCCATTATAGTAGTGTGCAATACACTTACTATCACATACGGGACATCTATGCATTATTACTTCTTACTCTTTGGTGGCACTGTTAAGCCATGCTCGTTAGATTGTTCCTTCTGTTCAATCAAGTGCATTTGTTGTTGATGTTTGCTTTCTACATCGTGTAATTGCTTCTGGTGTGCCATATTCATATCAATAACTGCTTGTGCTTTCGTTTTATAGAATTCAGCTTTCGATACTTGCTCGGTTTTCCACACATCTAACGCATCTTTAATAATAAGTAGGGCTGGCCCACCTAGAATTGCTATTAGGGTTGTATATGATTCAATATCTCCTAATACGGATGGCGTTCTTATGCCTGACCATATAACATATCCTGCAAATAATGTCCATGCAAGGACTAAAGGTACAGCTATTAAGAACATAAAAACGTCGTTAAACGTCGTATCATCTTTCTGCATACCATTTTCTTTGTCTATTTTTCCCATTTTATTTTCCTCCTTTATCATTTTTGGTTTTCTCTTTGGTAGAGATGGTAATCTTATCTTCGGCATTCTTATATTCACTATCTTCCTCACTGTTCTTGATGTTTGCCACACCAGCAGTGATGCAACTCCAAATATTACTGCGGCTGCTAAGAATTCTAGAGTAGTTATCAAGACGTCTGTTGACTCTGTCATCTTTCGTCATGTTCCTCCCCTATACTCTCCAGTAATTTTCTATATCGTTTCATTCATATAACCTCATCCCATTTTCCTCACTATACTCTTCCTCATAAGGTGGCCAGTTAGTAAAGTAAGCATACCATTCGTAATCTCCTGTATTGTTCCAATCTACTTGTACACCAACATAAAAGAAATAAACTCCTTCGTATGGGTCTGTAAATGTATCTTCTGTGAAATTAGCGTATAATGTGTGTTCGTTACCTTCCCATCCTGATACTTCAAAATAATAATCTCCATAAGTGTAATTATCATAAGAATAATAGTCAAAGGTTCCATTTTCCTTAAATACAGGTTCAACGTGTGATA